GGGGGGGGGGGTGTAGGGGGTTGGGGGGGGGGTGGATGGGGGTGGGGGGGGGGGGGGGGGAGTGGGGGGGTGAAGTGGGGTTGTAAAAGGGGGGGGGGGGGGGGGTGCAATTCATTGCACCCATAAGAAGATCCACTTAAGAAAAACAAATAAGCAGAACCAAGAAGCAGAGCTGCATGCCTAGCGGCATGCGTTCTTCTCCTTCTTCCTTCTTTTTCTAAAATTTGATTTTGAAATAGAAAGAGATGAGAAAAAATTGATTACCCTATGGAAAAAAAGAATAAAACGCAGCATTTTTGATCCGATATGGGGAGAAGTTGTAATTTCTGGCCTGGCCCTAGACGTCCCGAAATTTTTTTGGGGGAGGGTGGGAATGCGGAGAAATTGAATTCTCTTTTTTCTTTGTTTTTTTCCCTTATTATGGTATGGTGCTTATAGGTTTGTACTATGCCCAGTGGGATACTGGAGGAAGGACACGGCATGGAAATACAGACAGGGACAGGGAAAAAGGAAAATTTAATGAGTGAACATATTGTGGACCAGATGATTGCTGATGTGCGGCGTGCTACTGTAGCCAAGCAAACGCAGCGTCAGGAGATGATTAATAGGCGGCGTGAAAAAGCCCTGTATTGCATTGGTGAGGCTGCGGAAAAACACGGGTTGTTTTCTGGCCAAGATAAAGAGGTGGTGGAGAAACAGAAGGATCTTGTTTTTGATCGATTGTTTCAGGCAAAAAAAGCCCGTGTCAGTGAGGCAGAGGCTATGGGTCAATTGGCAGAGACAGTTGGAGATTTCGATTCCCCCCTTCTCTTTTGGGAGATCAGGTCTACTGACAGCAATATGGGAAACGGGAGAGGGGCCAAGCAGGATAGCCGTGGCGAAGACGGTGTGTTGCTATGGAAGGGGTATGTTGTTGCGAGGCGAGTCTGCCGCATTCGTGCCTGTGTCAGTTTTGATGGTCTTAGGGAGGGTTCTGGTGAGCCAGAGGAGAGACGGATATATTTGGATCTCAATGTGCGCCGTGCCTGTTCTGGGGGCTATGTGGCGAGTGCCCATGCAGATGGAGGGACGGCAGTGGGATTTTCGGGTGGAGAAGAGGGAACGCCGGACAATGCTATGATTTGGGCCTATTTGGCGTTTTTCCAAGGGGTTAAAAAGATTCCGTTGCAACGGGACGATCTCCCTCCTGAAATAATTAGGATTTTGGCAGTTGACAACAAGCGCGTGACAAGATAAAAGTGAACTTACGTTCCTCCTAAAATGGGAGAAACGATTCCTGGCGAGAAGCCAGAGGAAGGACAAGACAATGCAATATGAGAAGGCGATTCAGATCCGGGATGCTAGGCATGAGCGGTTGGCAGGGGCAATCGAGCAAGGCAAGCAAGATGCGCAAGGGTTTTTCCAGCGCATGCTTCGCGAAACGCCCAAGGATTACCTGGTAAACACGGGTGAGCTGAACTTTGATGTGCGAAATGGCCGCATCTATGTTCAGGGGCAACAAAACGAGTGGTTGTTGCATCGGCACGCTGTTTCTCAAATGGTCCAAAAGACTGGAATTCTTACCACGGCAGTGGCCAACAAAATGGTTGAGGCGGCAACGCAGGATGACCGGTGGGGGCGCGATTTGTTGCTGCACAATCTACGGACCATTTTCAGAAAAACGGAGCGAGAGCGTGTCCTGCTGCGTACTGTTCCAACCCCTGGTGGTCCCGAAGAAGTGCGGGGATTCTTGAGCGACAAATATAGGCGGATGGATACTGTGCCTATCATGGATCAGTTTGCAGAAACGGCAATGGATGAGTTCGGAGCTGTACCTATCTCTGTGCGAGACGGGTATGGTAGACATTTCCAGTCCAACTATTACCATGATACCAAGGTGGGGCTCACGTTGTTTCTCCCCTACGTGTTCAATCCAATTGACAGCATGCAGCAGGAGTTTTTGATCATCGGGATCATGGTGCAGAATTCGGATTTCGGAGCCAGTGCGCTATCTGTGAGTCTGATCGCGATGCGTATCATTTGCATGAACCTGATGATCACGCAGAACGAGTTGCGAAAGGTTCACTTGGGAGCACGGCTACCGGAAGATATCCGGTTTGGTGATGATACATATGCGGCTGACACCAAAACCATGGCGCTGGCCGTGCGAGACATTACCCGGACTCTGATGGCCGATTCTCGTATCAATGCGTATACGAATCGTATCGGTGTTGCGGGGACTCAACAGGTTAATCCTGACGAGTTGTTTACTCAACTCAGGACGAGTGGTGGCCTGCTCAAAAAGGAAGCGGAGGAGATTTCCAAGCTCTACAACACTTCGGATATAGAATTGATGCCAGCGGGCCAGACCGTGTGGAGAGCGACCAATGCTATTTCACGTTTCGCAAACATAATGGAGGAGACGGGGAACAAGGAACGGGCGGTTGAGTTGCGACAAACGGCTGGGCAGGTAATCGACAAACAAATCCAGGTGGCTGCGTAGTTTTCTATTCCCCTTCCTGGTTTACTGGGAAGGGGATTTTTACAGGGGGAGGAGCATAGGTGAGGGACGGTCAAGATGACGTCTAGGAGAAAGTGACGTGAGATGGCACGAAAAACATTTGTGGCAGAGGAAATTTCTCGATTATCGCTTCCTGCACATGAGAGGCGTGGAGTATTTGCCCAAGAGGTGGTTGGTTCACAACTTTTGGTTGTTACCTTTCATCAGACCAGCGTGGACCTGGAAACAATTGGTGGAGTGACCGTAGAGGCTGATAAGGAGCTACGCAATATTCATACAGGGATTTCTGACACTGTTTTAATAGGGAGCGTGTCTAGGGACGGTGTAGTGTTTCTGTTGGACCTTTTGATGCTGAATCGCAAATCGGTTCGTGGTGAGTATTGGAAAGAGCGTCTAACGCTTCTGGATGCGCTCTGTGGCCGTTTGCCAAAAAAGATGAGAGAGAGATACCGGGTTGCCCCAGCGCATACTACAGGGTTAATCAGGCGGTTTGATGAGGTGGTAAAAAAGGGGGGTCTTGGACTTTTGTTGCGACGAGAGGGGATAGCGAAGACTTTTCTATGTAACAGGGGCCAAAAGCCAACGTCCCTGCCAGGGAGGACATAATGGACAGGGCTCATTTTGTTGCGTATTTTTTTCTAATCGTAGTGGTCGCTATATGGATTGGAGGTGTGTTCGTTATGCCTGAGAAAGAAGCCGAGGCGAGTCAATATGATGGGAACAGGATGGAGCGTCCAGACAAAGTGATTGCTGATGCTATTAAGGGGCAGACCAAGGTGTTGCGAGATATTTATTCTGAATTGACTAAGATTCGTAAGTCTCTCCAGAAAATAGAGAGGGCAAAATGAAGTCACAAAAACGAAAGTCACAAAACAAGGTGAAGCAGAAGGCTCGATCTCATCAGAAGCGGGTGCAGCAACGTGCCGTCAAAGAGGCTGCTCGAAAGAAATTGAACCAGAAGGCTAAGGAACAGGTGCGTCGATATTTGAAGGGGACGAGAAGGCCATCTCCTCCGAGGGCTGAACAAAAACCAACGGGGCCGACACCAATTCAGGCCAGCAAAGCTTTGTCTTTAGACGACACGGCCACGTTTGCATATTGTGATGGGGTAGGGGAGTGCTGCAAGAATCGGCCAATATTTGTTGAGCCTTCTGACGTGTTCAGGATTATGAAAAATACACGAGCACGCGAGAAGTTTAACTTGATAACTACCTCTGATCTCTATCCCAAGGACAAAGAGCCGGGGCCTTTGGCTTATTATACAGATAAGCAAACGCACCTACCCTTCTGTGGTGTTCATCGGGTCGAGATGCAAGGCAAGGATGGGAAGGTTGATCAGGTATGTCCATTTTTTGAGATGGGGAAAAATGGACCCGAGTGCATCTTGGGAGAGGACCGTTTGACGCAATGCAAGGCAGATCCGGTTTGTCGCCTATCTAGGCTTAACGCTAAGCGACGTCTCTGTGGTTGGGACTATGGGCTTATTGATCAGCCGTGCCTAGAATGTGACCAAGCTGCCGATGATAAGATGCGAGAAGAGAAGGTTGAGGATTGGCTAATCTCATGTGGAATGGAAGAGCGCCTAATGGAGTCAGATCTATTCCATGGATTTATTGGTTGGTTGCAACGATTGACCACAAGTGAATTTCACTGGAAATTTGCTACGGTTCTTTTGTTCGATTGGCATAGGTATTCTATTGAGCATTTGCTACAACCCTTGGAAGAGGTATTAGAGTATGGGCCGCAGGATGTTAAGACGGTCTTTATAGCTGCTCGCACAATGACGGAAGCTGTGATTGCCAGAGATCGGCAGCAGGAGAAAAAAGATGATAGTGAGGGACGGGATAGTCTTCAGGGGAATGATGTCCCTGAAGGGGGAGTTGAATCAGACTGAGCATCAGGGCTGGTTGGATAGTGGTGCCAGGATTAATGCTTCCCTTGATGGTCAAGATGCTACCTTGGAGTTCAAGGTATGTTGCAACATGGAGGGGGGGGAGTTTTTAGGAGCGATTAGTTTCAACAAGTCGTCGTCGATACATTTTGGAATATTGGCCGAAGAAGGCAATATGGACCTGGCTGCGATTGTAGGAGGCAAGACAATTGTCGCATTGGGGCCGGTCCCCCCTTCCCTTCAGGTATTTTTGCAGGGGAAAACCAATTGGATGCTTTTCGAGAAATATGCCGAAGCGGTTGCATACAGCATTGGGCTTTCTCTAGTTGGCCATGAGGTTGATAGGCATGAAGTTATGGCCATGGCCGACCATGGCGAGTTGGAGGGCCTTAGTGATGCTGAGTTTGAGGATTTGTTGAATAGTTTAAGGGTTGCGATGGGTCGAGAGGTTTACGTGGTAAAGCTTCGTTTGAAAATTATCAATCGGCAGGATCTGGTGGGAAACTTGTTTGCCGAAAGAAAGGGGAAAATTATCGATGCCTGATCCGACTACTAGAGAGAAAATATCATATATCATAAAGGAGCGATGCCCGCTTCGAACGGTACTAAGACCTGAGAAGGCATGTCCATATTTTGGGCCTTCGGAGTCGTGTCAAGATTGTGTCTATAATTGGATGGTAATAGCGTCTACTGTGCTAAAGCTTGCATCGATTCGTCGTGCATCGTATGAAAAAGAACAGGAGAAAGTAATAGAGCTGACGAAATCTAAAGCGATCTTGCATGAAGTGGTGGGGGATATTGCGAAAGGGCTCATGGCCCTGGATCGGGCAAAGGAGCTTTTTGGGGCCAGCAAGGAGGAAGAGGATGAAGGGGATTCGTTGCACTGAATGTGGATTAGAGATTGAGCACAAATGCCATTCCGATGTTGAGGCTGCTTTGTCGGCACTACTAGGTTTTGATGTTGAGTTCAAAGCGCATGCAAAAAAGTTAATGCAAGTTGCCAATGATGGCAATTACTACGAAGATGGTGATGAGAATGCTCCGTTTTTTACGGAAAGTTTTTTGTATCCACTTTTCGGAAAGGAAGATGCTCGAACGCTTATTGCTCTTGTTCATAATGTTGCAGTAGCGTGTGGTTTTGATCCAGAGGAGCTTATGGCTCAACGTGATAAGGTTGAAAATATTGGGATGATGAGAAGCGTGCTAAGAAATCTGTACTTCTGTGCAGCAGAAGAACGAAAAAAGATTTTTGATCAATATTGTATGAAGTGTGGGAAGAGCAAGAAGAGCAATTCTGATTTTGACCAGTGTAAATGCGAGGAGAAAAGATGATGCTAGATAGGATTGTAGTGAAGATTCAGCGTGTGCTCAAAGGTGACAAAGGGATTAAGCCTATTGCAGAATGCGGTCGAGTCGCAGCGACTATTCCTGCCGATGGGTTTATTATTTTTGCAGATAATCCAGGCGTAGCTAATCCGGCAATCTATTCGTTATTTGTGAGAGATTCTGATCTTCAAAAAGCCATTAAGGTATGGGAAAAAAAGGGGAGATCAGTTCCTATTGATGCTGACTCATGGGATGGAGACGAGGAATGAATCAAGAACTAAAGAGGGAAGACGTCAGGTGTGTTCAGTGTGGTGCGGTTACGCAAATGCCAACGGGGCATTTAACCGAAGAGGGTAAGAAAAACTTTCTGTGTCATATCTGTCGAGAAGCTGTTTTGGAGAGACGTATCGAGAAGCAGCGAATTGGCAGTCGAAAACTTCTCGTTGATTAATCGTGTATAAGCCAAAACGAAGACGGCCCTGTAAGGTTTGTGGAGAGGATCTAAACTTCTGGGGGCCAGACAGGAAGGGGATTTGTCCTACGTGTTCTACGGCCAGACGGGAATCTCTTGTTTTATGTGGGGGGCGCTGCAAGAAAAAGCATAAGTTGCGCGAAATGGCTCCTGTTTGTTTCTATTTTGAACCGGGCCAAAAAGGCGGCAAGAAACATACGGTTTACTATTGTACCAGATGTTTGGTTGCTGCCAGGTCTCGTGCGAGCATGATGGAGGAGGGGCAAAAGGAAACTCTTGCCAAGGCGGAAAGCAGGCGGGTGCGTGCGAGGCAAAAAAAAGAAAAAGGAGAAAAAAATTGCGACGTCTATTGATCTCTATCTTGTTGTTGTTTTTTATTGCTTCAAAACCGATGGAAAGAACTTGGTCTGAGTTGTCGGATCATGTGAGTCGATCCATCCTGGAACTTCATGTATCAAAAGGTCCGGCGAGGGACTATATTCTATGGCATGAATGTGGGAAACGGCTAGGGGGACAGCGGGCAATTGAACGTGCCCAAGAATATTCAGAGGCTATTATTAGTTCTATTTTTGATGTTGAGAAAAAAACTGGAGAGTATATCGATCCAGATCATGTGGTGGCTATTTTATTTAGAGAGTCGTCTCATGACGAGTGCGTGATCGGAAAGCAGGAAACACGTAAACTGACTGAACAGTTGGGAAGGGCTCCAAAGAAAAAAGAGATTATTGCTCATGTAAAAACCTGGATTCGTATCTATTCTGAGGCAAGGAAGGACTGTCGAGAGAAAAATTTACCCAACGATATGAAGTGTATTGGTAGATATTTTAGCAAAACCAGTCCAGAATACCGAGGGATTCATGGTTGGGACTTGGGAGGGGCACAATATCGTTGGCCCGGAGGGAGGATGCGGGGACGACACGTTGTTTTACCTTGCGGCAGAACGATTGAGGGAGTTACCTTAAAGGAGATATTTGATTTCGATGTTGCTATTCAGATGCTGGTCGAAGATTTGGCATATTTTAAAAAAGCTTGTCGCAACCATACCCATTGGCTGCGTTCACGAAATGGAAGAAAAATTCGCAAACTTGATCCCGAGGAGGCATATTGGGTTCATCACCATAGTGGTGAACACAGGTGGAGTGAGAGATACTGGAAGAGAGTCAATAGACATTTAGAGGTGATTCGCAACATGAAATCGAGTTCACTTCTATCTTCTCTTTGAAGCAGCGTTTTGTAATCGTTTGTTGGGGTGTTGAGGGTAGGCAGAGCGAGCGAGAAAAGCGGAGTTGATGGATAAAATACTTGACTAACGTTTCGTTGCCTGGTAAAGCTCAAAGTTGCCTTATAGACCGGAGAGAGTCCGATGGAAGAACAGATCGAGACACGTTATCGCAATGAAACTGCTTCGTTAGGGTTTGTTCAGTTACCTACGCTGGTTCTGTGCGATAAGCGATTAACTAGCACCAAGAAGATTCTCTATGCGATGTTTCTGCGCTACGCAGGGTCTGACAATTATTGTTTTCCAGGTATTGGCAAGATAGCAAAAGGGTTGGGTCTTCAGGTTCGGCAGGTTTATAATCTAATCAAGGACTTGGAAGATCTCGGGCTGATTACTAGGGAGCAACGGGAGGGGAGATCTTCTGTCTACTGGATAGAGGAGATGGCCAATGCATATGGGGAGGGGAAGGGAAACCGTCTTCGGGACGATATTATCTCCATGTTGAGGGAAAGCGGTGAGGAGAAGGTTGTAGAGACGATTCTGGATAGGCGTGATACCCCCGTAGGGGACGATCCAAAAGAGGGGGAGGTACGGCAGGCAGGGGAGAAGAGTGACGGTGGCGATGAGCCGCAAAGTAAGCCTCGTTTTGAAAAGGTTTTAGATAGATCTAAGGAGAAGCGAAAAATCAGCCGGGCCGCTAGTGAGAAGCGGATTAGTCGCAAGAAAAAGCTTTCTCAAGATCCCCAATATGTGGCGCAAAAAGCTGCAAACAAAGCTGCAGCTAAGATGGAGAGGGAAGAAGAGTTGGGAGCAGTGGAATCGGTACGTGATGTTGAGGATGAGTGGAGGGTTGCTGCAAAAGAGACATGGCCAGATGCCCCGTCCCTGTATGGTCCGTGGGATAAGAAGGCAAATCCTGGGATGTGGCGTGGAATTACTAGAAGTTTGTGTGACAGGTGTGGGACTGCAGAAGTTATTCGATTGGTAAGAGATGTGATTGTTCGCTGGCAAAGCCACTATGTGGACGAGTATGGCCTGAGTGGGTATCCGAGTATGAATTTGGTTGCGGCATATGCTGATTCATGGTTACCTAATATAGAAAGGGAGTTGATCAGGCCCCGGCGAAAACGAGGGGCCAGAGATTTGAGGGACTATGATGAAGCAACAGGCACAAAAGATGGAGGGATCTCCTTCTTGTAAGCGTGGTAAAGTTCCGCGCAAATTGACCCGTAGAAGCCTGGAGCGCATGTGGTTGCCGAGGCGTTTTTGGGAGGCGAATTTTGAACGAATCTCAGAAGGTGGCCACAAGGCTGTTCTCGAAAGCTATTTACGAGGAATCGAGCGGGCTCTTTCCAAAGGCTTTGGGATGATTCTGTGGGGCAATAACGGTGTGGGAAAAACTGCTGCGGCAGCGTTGTGTTTGAAGCAGGCACGCCGATGGGGAGCTACCGGTTTGTTTCTAACAGCGAATCAATATGTCGGGGCCGTAATGTCGAGAAGGGCCTTTGATGATGCTCAGACAGTGGAACAACGGGCACGTTCGGTGGATCTTTTAGTTTTCGATGATGTGGGCAAAGAGGCGATGCACAAGGATCTTTTGCACGATGGTGTTGTAGCAATTTTGGAAGATCTTTTGCGATCTCGTTCGTCAAATATGAAATCTACAATTTTGACAATGAACATTGATATGGGTCGAATGGAGGAGCGCTATGGCAAGTCTTTTTCCAGATTAATGCAGGAATCGGCAGTTATGGTTGAGATGGTAGGGCCATCTCAGAGGGAGCGAGGCAAAGAGGAATTGGCAGAGTTTTTTAAGGGGTAAAACGTGACTGGTCAAACTTGTCCTGTATGTGGAAAGCGTTTTCGTATTGGGGAGCAGATCATTAGAGTTGTCATAGAGGTAGCTTCTCAGATTGAGAGCGGTGAAGAGCTTGGGCCGGTTGTGGATGGGAAGGATGAGGATTATTGGTCTAATATTCACGATTGGTCAGTTCTCAGTAAGGTTCATTTACCGTGTGCGGTAAGGGCACTGAATCAAGGCGAAGTCTTTCCTTATGATGAAGAGTGTTGGGAATTGCCTGTCGAACAATTGGCAGAGGAGCTAATGCGTCCACCGCCAAAGCTTCGGTTGGTACAAAGCGGCTGAGATAGCGTTAAGAAAGAAATGGATCTAGACCTTTCGTTTATCGGCGCTGTATTGCGCCAAAAGGGTGCCTTTGTGCTGGCAAAGCGCGAGGGTATCAAAACGGAGATGCTGGAAGGGGCAGCTCCTGCTGGTTGGGAATTTATCGATAATCATATTTTGGAGTTTGGGGATCTTCCTTCTATCGAGTTTTTTTCTGCCAAAACAGGTATTGAGGTTTTAGACGTCAAGGAGAGGGCGGATGTCCTGGTCGCTGATATTAGAGATCGAGCGTTATGGAATAAGCTCAAGGGGGCTCACGAGACGGCTAGGCAACTGCTTGAAAACAATGATGGGCATGGGGCGCTCGAATGTTTACAGGAGGCTGTCAGAGAGTCGCATAGGGACGGGATAACGGGAAATAAAATAGGCAGTCTACTCGGTCTTGGCTCTGATGTTTTAGCATTTTACAAGAGAATGAAGAGTGGAGAGCGAGGCGTTCTCTCTCCTTGGGATGCTATGAATCAGATGACGCTAGGTTGGTGGCCCGGTGATTTAGTGGTGTTTGTTGCTCGCATGTCGGTGGGAAAAACATTTACGTTGATGATGTTGGCACGTCAGGCTTGGCTAGATGGCTATAAGGTGTTGTTTGTCGGCACCGAGATGAGCCGAGTCAAATTGGCCATGAGGTTTTATGCTATTCATCTTAAGTTGCCCTACAAAGAATTCCGTCGTGGTCAGTTGGCCGCTTTTACTGAGGAAAAAATGATAGAAGAGATTTCTGCGCTCCTAAACGAGAGAGGGTTGGACGTCGTAGGAGACGATTTTGAGGCGGAAATAGCTGAGATTGAGGCGGCGGTAGAGCAGGTTCAGCCGGACATTCTTTTTGTTGACGGTTTATATCTGGTGCGAAATACGGGCATAAGTAGGCATGAGCGTGTGAGCAACACAGTGGACGATCTAAAACGGTTGGCACGTCGAAAAAACATTCCGATCATAGCGAGTTCGCAATTCAATCGGGAAGTGGCTGTCAATACGAGGGGTGCTGTAAATGCTGCAAACATCGGCATAACGGATGTTATAGGTTGGGATTCAGATGTGATTTTCGGGATGTATCAAAACGAAGATATGAGGGAAGACAAAATGATGGGGTTTCGTCCTCTCAAGTTACGAGAGGGGGAAGGGCAGGATTTTTTTTGCAAGTGGAATTTCGACGAGATGGTATTCGATCAAGAGGCTGTGGATAGTGATATTGAGAGCGGTTTTGACGATGAATCTTTGGATGGAATTCCTGGTATCTCTATTGGTGATGACGGGTGGGGAGATGATGACGACGGAGATTCTGGCGCATTGTTTTAGGTGATGGATAAAGAGCAGGCTCATATTCTTTTGGAGAGGTTGGGGTGTCGCAGGATACGTGTCTCGGGTGAGGAGATTATATGTTCATGTCCATTTCCTGGTAACCATCATAGGGGTGATAGGCGCTCTTCGTTTTCTGCAAATATAGGAACAGGAGAAAGCAGTCCATATTTTTGTTTTGCATGTCACGAGTCTGGGACTCTGGAAGGTTTAGCTGTTCGAAATGGCTATACTGATCTGGTTCCGGGTTGGAAGCCTCGAAGCGTGAAGGGCAGGAGTTGGCTCAATATTCCCTCTACAAATGCTGGGGTATTTGGTCCAGTATTTCGTAAGAGAAAAAGGCCGGTCTTATTTAGAGATGATTATTTGGAGCCTTTTGTTGGTGTGCTCTCAGGATATTTAAAAAAAAGAGGGGTTAGTTTAGAAACGGCGCGATCATGGGAGCTTGGCTTGGATAAGCGGTTTAGGCGTGCGACTTTTACTGTGAGAGATTTCAAGGGACGACTAGCTGTGGTTATTGGTAGGGATATTACTGGCAAGTCTGTTGTTAAATATTCGAATTACGTGTTGGATCGGAAAAATAAATGTATGGTTCCATTTATTGATCATGATCGAGAGAAGGATTTTATTGGGCCAACGAAGCGCTATTTTTTGTATGGCGAGCACAAGGCTTGGGACGTATCTGTGGGCAAGTCAGATCGATGTAGCGATGACTTGATCGTGGTAGAGGGGCCTATCGATGTGCTCAGGGTTTGGCAGATGGGGTGGAATGTTGTGGGGGTGTTAGGCTCGTATCCGCACGAGGCACAGGTTGAGAAATTGATTACGATGGTGCCCCGCACAGGTAGACTCGTCATTATGGCGGACGGGGATGAGTCGGGCCGCAAGCTTGTGCGGAAGTTTGGAGAGATGATCGGTGGTAGGGTGCCTGTATTTGATGCTCGTCTCGGAGACGGAATGGACCCTGGGGGGGCCACCGAGAAGGAAATAGGTGGGGCGTTGAAAAACGCTCGCATGATTGGCTTGACGTCTGTGCGATAATGGTATAAGGATCATTTTGTTGCCCCACGAGTAAGGGGCTGAAATATTGAAGCGGTCCTGTTTGGACTAACAAGTCGGCGCATAGTCGCCACACACAAAGGAGGAATGTTATGGGTTGGTATCAAAAAGGTTCTACGGCGGAGAGTAGAGAGCGTGCCCGCAAAGAGGCTCGTTCAAACAGAAAAATCGGTCGGTTCTTTCTGAAAGGAAAAGAGACTCGACGTATCATCATGTTGGATGATCAAGAGTTTTGTATCTGGGAGCACCATCTCAAAATAAACGGGCAGTGGGGCAACTTTTTTACCTGTCGTAAAGGGGCGGACCAAAATGATCCATCTTGTCCCCTCTGTACGTCCAAGGCGAGCCGGTCATATACTGGGTTCATTACCGTTTTGGATGAGACTGGATGGAAGAACTCAAAGGGGGAAATGATCAAATATGGGCGGCAGTTGTTCCCCATGTCTATTCAAATCTTAGAGAGGTTCGCTACTGTACGAGACAGAAAGACGTCTCTAGTGGGGACGGTATGGGAGTTGACCCGATCTAGCGATAGTGCTCCTCGTTTGGGGGATGTTTGGGATTACATTGAGACAGTTGATCCGTTCGAGGACGAGAAATACTGGTTTACTTCTCGTATGGAGGGAAAGAAAAAGCCCCCAGAGGTATTCGATTACAAAGAGATCTTTATGCCTTTGTCTTGCCAGGAGATGCGTGCCCTTGGATTGGGTTCTTCCAAAGGTATGGATGATTCTGATAAGGAGCCGGATAATTTCGAGGGTGGAGATGACGACGCTCTTTACTGATTCGAGAAACATGGAGGGCAAAGATGAAGGTCGAGATATCGGATTATGCGTGGTTACCCCTTGAGGGATATCCATCGAGCAAGCTCTCTCGATTAAAAGATCTCTTGACGGTTCTGCCTCGCAGAACACATGAGAAGCAAGCAGATCCAGACCCGATAGAGTTGTTTCGCGAAGTTGGTGCTCGCATTGGTATTCCCCGGACGTTTTATTTGGATCGGAAACGGCTAGAAACCGATCTAACATTGACGACATCGGAGGGGGACGAAATCGCCGCAGAGTTTAATGGAGTCCTTAAGCCAGACCAGGCGGCAGCTAGTAATGTGATTGTGGACAGTTGGAAGGGCGGTGATCTTGGGGGTATTGTTCAGGCCACACCTGGCTGGGGAAAAACGGTGGTTGGGTTACATATTCTTGCCACTATGCAGAGGCGAACGATCATAGTGGTTCATAAGGAGTTTTTGTTAAATCAGTGGTTGATGAGAATCAAAGGTGATGGCAAAGGGCACGATGGATTTCTACCAGATGCAAGGGTGGGAATTATTCAGGGAGAGCGTTGTGAGTTCGGAAAGGATTATGACATTTCAATTGCGATGATTCAATCCTTGGTGAGTCGTTTCGATAGTTACCCTGAAGAACTGTGGAATACTTTTGGTTTAGCGATTGCAGATGAGGTTCATAGGGTTGCAGCACCTACGTGGGCCAAAGTGTTTCCTCGATTCAAAGCGCATTACCGGTTGGGACTATCAGCTACGCCTTATCGGAGAGATGGGGCGCAGAATGTGTTTTTTTATCATATTGGCAATGTTTGTTATCGCTCACAGACCAGCCGAATCGTACCTCGGTTGCGGCGTATTATTACTGGTTTTGAGCTGCGCCGTACCCCTACGTTTGATCCTGATCGTGTGGACAAAGCAATTCTGTTGAGGTTTCTTTGCAAAAATCCTGCTCGCAACAAACTAATCATTAATGAGCTAAAAAAAGCGGTAAAAGCGAAACGGAAGATTGCTGTGTTGAGTGAGCGCCGGAAGCATCTCGTTTTACTGGATGAAATGTTTGCAAAGATCAAACCAGAGGGGTGCTTTTCTGATTTTTATGTTGGCAGCAGGACACAGGGAGAGTTGGACCAGGCAGAGGAGGCTGACGTCTTGTGGTGTACCTACCAGATGGTCAAGGAGGGTTTAGATATTCCCAACCTGGATACTATATTTTTAGTTACTCCTATTTCTGATGTGAAACAGGCGGTAGGGCGAGTCATGCGCGAATGCGATGAGAAAAAAGATCCTATTGTAAGTGATTTTATTGATACGAAAGTGAAGCGATTTGCAAAGCTGTGGAATGATCGCAGGCGGTTCTACATCAAAGAGGGGATGTTTAAGGAGAAGAAAAAGGAGGCTCTAAAATGAGCGGCGAGCAATCGTTCAAAGAGTGGTTGATGGGTCAACATCTTCGGGATGACGCGGTTGGTTGGATAGCAAAATGGTTTCTTCTCAAAGGGCAGGGGCGGCTCCCTGTTGAGGAGCCCGATACATTGATGGGATGGGAAGTTATTGTAGAACGAAAAGCGTCAAAGGCTCATAAGGCAATTGGAAGAGGTGCTTTGCTGACTGCTTGGAATGAGTTTAGGGGACAGACAGATGAGACGTCTGTTCAGACCATGAAGGTTTTTTCTACAATCGCTAGGCTTAGGCGTGTTGTTAATGGGCATAACGAGACCGGGGAAGAAGAAAAAGAGGAGACACTGGCTGTTACTAAGTTTCTGGGGCCGGTCTCGTCGGTGACGGTCAAATATGGTGCGACGGTCAATCTAGGCAATTGGGAATCGGCACGAATAGATTATTCGTTGCATGTTCCGTGTTATCCAGAAGAAATCAATCAGGCGTTTGAGTTTGCTGATCAATGGGTAGGGGATCGAGTGGAGCAGGAAGCTGCGAAGATTCGTGGTTGTGGGGACTCGCCCCAAGTAGATGTAGGAGTAGATGCAGAGAGTATGGTATATGGAGCCAATACCAATATTGATATGCAAGAAAAAAAAATAGATCCCCCCCTGTCTTCTGCTTGTGAAGAAAGTGGTTCGAGTGAAGGGCGACAAGAGCAAACAGTGTCTCGGCATGCTGTTAAGCCCGATGACGACAATGACTTGGGCTTTTGATTGGAGGGAATATGGTTGAGAAAAAAACGAAGCGGAAGCGGATGGCTGATGGGGCCAAGGGATCAAGGGGGGAGCGGCTGGCCTTTGTGGTGCAAGGATCTACGAAGCGTTACAAGAAGGCAGTTCTCAGTCCAGCGAGGGACCATGATATGCTGGTAGTTCCGAGGGTGAGCACGGGGCTATACGGCTTAGATGTGGCTACCAACGGGGGAATCCCTTTGAGGCGTGTAACCCTTGTATATGGGGGAAAGAGTGGTGGCAAGACAACTACGTTTTTGCGAGCACTAGGAAGGGCACAGCGGCTTTGTGCGAACTGTAGCCAGCCTGGAGAGTTCAAGGAGGGAACGATTGAGCTTCCCAATTTAAAAACGGGCAAGGTTGAGAAAGTCAAGACGGACATCATTACCGATTGTCCCTGTGGCAACCCAAGAGATACCTTGGGTCTATGGATAGATGCAGAGGGGGTTTGGTTACCATCCTGGGCTGAGAGAATGGGAGTAGACACAAAGAAAGTTATTTTGATGAGGCCCACATATGGGGAGCAGGCTTATGACATCATAACGGCTTTTGCTGAATTGCAAGAGATCGATATTATTGTGGTTGATTCTCTGGCCGCTCTTACTCCAGCAGAAGAGCACGAAGCAGAAATGGAGGAGAAGCAACAGGGGGCAGCGGCCCGGATGAACAACAAGTTTATCCGCAAAATTGTAGGTTTGATGAACGAGGCTTATCAGAATGATAAACCTATGACTGTTTGGTTGATAAATCAGTATCGGCAAAAGATCGGAGTTACGTTTGGTCCTAGCGAGGTGGTGCCAGGTGGGAAGGGACAGCATTTTGCGAATACTATGGAAATTGAATTTAGGCCAGGCAAGGTTGAGATCGACAAGGAGGCCGGAGAGCCACTGATTGGTGATTTTTACTATCACGTGAAGAGGAATAAAGTTGGTCCTCCCGGAGGGAAAGGAACGTTTCGGCAATGGATGTCTAATACCGACGTCTTTAAGCTGGGCGATCTCATGGAACATGAAGCTGTTATCGAGAAGGCTGTTGCGTTAGGGTTTGTCGAAAGGCCCAGCAAGGTGACGTACCAATACAAGGGACAAAATTACCGTGGGGTCTCTACGTTGGTTCGTTATTTTGGTGAGAATCCAATAGAGTTCGAGGGCTTAAAAGATCAGATGCTGAAGGTAAAGCTGGGGATCGATGACGAGAGTTAAACCAATAAAATTTTCTGCCCTTGCGAATCGCATCATTGTTGCGGACCCCAAGGTAGAATACATATTGATAACCCTGACTGAACCGAAGCGGCTATGTGCAAAACTCGTGTCTGCTACGGCCTGGTCCGATTTGGCCGAAGATATTAATTTGCCACTATTAAAAAAAGAGAGGTTGCGAGTTCCAATTTCATCTGAGTCGGGGGCTATGGAATGGGCCGTTAGGTATTTGTTGGAATGGGACTGCTCTGAGATGAGCGAGAGAAGAGAAGTTTCCGCGTTTCAATTTGATGGCAGAGACAGCTCCAGGCGGGCCAGGAGGCGCGTAACGAACCAAGAGGAAGAAGGGGCAAGGCTTATTGGGGGAAGACGTCACATTGGCTCCGGGGCGCTCTCAGGGCTTAAAAGCGATGCCTCTAGCGCTGCGTGGCAACTGGAGGCCAAGCAGACAGCGGCAAGCTCGATAGGGATAAAATTGGAATGGCTCGACAAGATCTCGCGAGAGGCAGGTAGTCAAGATAAAGATCCCTTATTGTTTGTGAGGTTTACTAGCGTGCCAGATGAGATGATAGTGGAAGATGACTGGGTAATGATCCCAGCAAAAGTTTTCAGGAAGATGGATGGCTTTACTGCATCTAGTTAGAAGGAAGTCAATGAAGGGTCGTTTTTTGTTAGTTGTTATTTTTCTCTGGCAGATCTTAGTTTTTGCTTTTGCTGGCAAGGAGTCGGTGGGAAACCAAAATCGCAAGTTGGACATCTCATGCCTCGGTGACTCTATTACGATGGGGATGTATCCCAGGGAGTTGCAAAAGTTTTTTGGTAATCGTGCCGATGTGCAAGTTTATGGACGCGAAGGTGCTGGTGTTGGTGGCGTCTTCGAGTATTTGCATATGAGTCTTCATCTATATGCGAGAGAACGGAACAGTATCGTGCGAGGAAAGCCAACTCATGTTATTTGGTACGCAGGTATAAACGATTGTGCAATACAGAGGTTTTCGACAAGGGATCAGGTTGATCGAGTAGTTACATACGTTGAGTATGTGATGGATTATGTGTTGACCAAGGGAATTGATCTTGTTTTGGTTCAGCACCATCCATGGGATGCTTCGTTGCAGGATAGAACTCCAATTGGCAAGGGTTGTTCATGGGCAGTCAACGAATGGCTTAATTTTTATGCTGAAATCACAGATGGAGTTCAGACCGTAGATACCCGAGAACTGGGATATCCAGATTGGCCCTGTTGTTATTATGAATGGGTAGGCAATTGTACACCGGGGCTTTGCAAAGATGGGTATCGTATTGTTTGCCCCGAAGAGCGGGTCAAAGAGGGGTGTGACAGGAGTTGGCAGCTTAGAGATGAATATGCTGCGGGGGATGGTCTTCATCTTAATCAGAGAGGAGCCAAACAGTTGGCAAAGATGATCTACGAGCAAGTCCAGTGGTGATACCGATGTTGGTATCGGTTTATCTGCATGAGTTTTACCAAAAGTTTGTGAACGCGAGTTCTTCTGCGCAAAAAACGAGCCTAGACCAAGAGCTGGATAGTCTTAAAAAATGGGGAGAGCGAAGGAGTGTGGACGTCAAAGAGGCACAAATTGAGACTCGGCAGGTTCCGAGTGTTTACCCGGTAAACGGGGAGCCTCGTGAGGTTCTTGTGGAGAAGAGGTTTTGGCCATTGGAAGATGCAAACAAACATCTTTTGAGTGTCTTAGATGAGAGGATTGTTGCTTCTTGCAAAGAGTTAAAAGGAGCGGGTATTGTTCGGCCAACAATGATTTTGCAAGAGGCGTTTTTTTTGTACCTCCTTACTCAGGGCGACGAAAAAAAATATGTGCAGAATCCAAAGGCGTGGTACGGTGTCAATCTGGTTCTTCATAGGTTACGTGGAACGGCTCGCCTAGCTGCCCGGTTCGAAAATCCAGAGATGTTTGGTCCCCGGATTACATATGGTAGGGAAGAGACTACGATAGAATATACAAAAGAGGCGTGGCGGGGAGATTTGGCTCGTCGTGGCCTGGTTCCAAAAAGAAGAGGAGGGAAGAATGCCGACAGAGACAGTGCGATTAGTAGAGGAGAGATGCGACAGATGCCGGTCACTGTTCCAGGAGAAGAGGTTGGACAAAAAAGGCAATGTTCTGGCGCAAAAGGTTTATGCGACGTCCCAAGGAAAGTTCGAGGTGCTAGAAAACGCAAAGGTGTTAGTGAGCTACAACAGGATTTGCCAGCATTGCAGTTCTCACCTAAGAACTCTCGTCATGAAGATGGGAAAGGTTGACAGGACTAAGGGTGGCAAGGGGAAGAAAAGAGTAGCAAAAAAAAGAACCGCAAAAAGAGGTAAGCGATGATAGATGCTGTTCCATCGGATAACCAGTTATTTGATGCTCTACAAGCAAAAATCAAGGGGCGTATTCCTGGTTTTAATATTCGTTTCAAAAACGAGAGTCGTACACAAAAGCTTATTGGTAAGTTGGCTTTTTTTAATAAGAAATATATGTCGTCTTATACTAGTGTTTTGGGATCAACCGTATGGTTTCCGTCGCGTGAATATGTGAATGAAAGCAAGATGCGGGCATTTAAGGTTTTGGGTCATGAATATGTCCATTTGTTGGATAGAAAAAAACATCCGATTGTGTTCGAGCTTCTTTATGCATCTCCACAAGTATTTGTTGTTTTTGTAGTGTTGGCACTGTTAGCATTCTTTTTTTCAAATTGGTGGCTCATAGCTTTATCATTATTGCTTTGTGCCTTGCCGTGGCCATCCCCTGGGCGTGCCCTATTGGAGATGCGTGGTTATGCTATGAATCTTGCAATCAATATTTGGAGACACGGAAGTCTCCTGCCGGAGACAAAAGATTGGATTACGGAAATGTTTATGGGGTGGAGCTATTACAAAATGTATCCTTTTCCTAAATCGGTACGAGAATCGATTGATAGATATGAGAGATATATTTACAGGGTCGATACGGTTCGACCAGCAGATGGGACAATTATTTTTGATTATTCGGAGGCATTTGTCGATGTATATGAATTGTTGACGGGGATCGAAGGGATTGATGTTTAACGAGGAGGGTAATGATGACAAAAATCAAACCACATTGGGTAAAATATAAAAACATGGGGGGGCCGCGCTATCTTGGCCGGAAAGAGGGCGGGAAGCGTATGCATGTTTACAATCCTCCTAAGCCGTGGGGAGTTTGGTCGCAGATAATCGGAGTGGTAGCTCGAAGCGAGGGGACTTTTGATACTGTCGTCATGTGTGACGAGACAGGTGTCACTTTTGGTTTTTTGCAATGGACATTTAAAAGTGGTCGTTTGCAGAAAATGCTTCAATCATTTAAGGCGATTCCATTTTATGATTTTTGCGACGAATCGGGAAGGGACGAGTCTCTTTTTGATGCGTGGTGTGAAGACAAAGATGGGGACCAGATTTTCAAACGGTTTAGTTTTGAGATTCATGGTGGCAAGTTTGTGCATCTTCCATCAATGAAGCAGTTGAATCCAAGAAATAAACAGCAGCGTAAGGCTATTGTGGATATTTGTATGGGAAGACGCACCCTGTTTGGTTCAAAAGAACAGAAGTTGTTTGCAAAGGATCTGTGTGGGGTGTTTGCTGAGTTAGGACAGCCACCAGAGATTCATGCGGCGCAAGTAGAGTATGCAAAAATGGAGTTTAAGCAAGCTCTCGATTATCGCAGGAAACCTCTCTTGTCTGTGGGGGGCACAATTAGACATTTGTTGCCCGACGACGTATGGGGCAGTCCGGTTCCGGCTGTTTTTTACAATCTGTTTCAGAATTCGCCTGGGGGCTCGTTTAGGTTGTTTAGTAATTCGTTGAAAGAGGCGATAAGAAAGGGAATTTTTGTTCAGAATTCTATCCATGGATATTTGGATATCAATCCGGGATGTACAGCAGAAGATTATCTGGAAATTATTTGGCGCAGACTGAACCGGAGTTCTTATGCTGATTGGGGCTTTAGATCAAAGCAGTATATTCAGAGTGGTGGCAAGAATCCGCCTCGAATTAAGAGGATAAAACCTGCCATTGAGGAATTTTACGGCATAGATCTGCCGTATATAAAGTGAGGATAATATGGGTCGTGATTCTTGGAGTCCACCTGAGCCTAAAAGGCTAAATATGTCGCCAGAGCGCAAAGCTATTACTCATAAGTTTGTGTTGCCAAACTCTCACAAGGAGATTGTGCCCAGGGGAGATGGAACGTATGAGGAGACACTTGTAGACGTCGAAGGTTACGTGACTGCCGGGGTATATCCTGATGGTCGGTTAGGAGAGGTATTTCTAACCATTGGGAAACAGGGAGGGCTTTGGAAAGTTTATGAGTGTTTAATGATAGCTGTTTCTGTGGGACTTCAATATGGTATTCCCCTGAGTGTCTTTGCTGAAAAGTTTGAACATCTTAAATTTGAGCCACGAGGAATGACTAAGAACAAGGATATTCCTATGGCACATTCAGTTGTAGATTATTTATTTAAGTGGTTGCAGATGAGATTTCCTGGAGGCGTGGCGATGGATATGGCAGATGTGAAGGAGGATGAAAACGATGGGTCTAGCGGATGCAAGAAAACAGATCAGCGAGGAGAGAGCGAGACGAGCGGGACATAGGTTGTTTGAATTTGTGAAGCAAAATCGAGCAACTGATATTAAAAAACCGATGCAGATAGGAGATACGTTTCGGGCGAGTAGCTTGCCATATCTGTGCGTGAGAGAAGAGATTTTGGCAAACAGGTATGACGTCATTCGTGTCAAGCATCAGCCAGTTGGACTTCAGATTACGTTTGATATTGGAAACCTCTTTCATAATTTGTATCGAGATTTCTATTTTGGTCCGATGGGAGAATGGGCCGGAGCTTGGAAGTGTCTACGCTGCGATTGGGACACTGACAAGGCGGGACTTTCATCTCCTCCTACTTTCAAGGCAAAGCTTACGTCGCCTGGAAAACTTGCGAAAATGCCAGAAGTCTGTGGGGGATGTGGGGCTCCATTTATTTTGCCCCCCAACGAAGACGACAATATGCAACTCTATGGGACATTCAAGGAGTGGTATATAGAGGACCGGAATATCGGACTACATGGACATCCAGATGGGTGGAGTTTGCGACATGGTTCGTCCCGAGTGTTGGTAGATTTGAAGAGCCACGGGGCTAATCGGTTTTCGTCTAGGAGGACTTTGCGAGAGGGCCATGATTTGCAAATCTGGGCCTATCAACATATGTGTGGAGATGATAGTGCTGAGGTTTGGTATATGAACAAGTCTCCATGGGGCGATTCGTTGAGTTTCCTTCGCGACATTGCTCCAAAGTTTGATAGGAAAAAGTTTGAAATGTTTGTTGTGAAGCCGTTGGAAAAGCTGATGAATGGTTTAGCTGGGGGAGCGCTTCCTGAGAGAGATTGTATCTCGCTGGACTGTCCACGAGCGAAGGAGTGCCAACTAGTGGATGTTTGTTTTGAACAATAATTTCTTGCAGGCCATGGATTTGTGTTGTATTGTGTGTGGGCATGAAAACCTAGATGTTGGCAAGGAAAGGATGAGAAGATAATGGTTCAGCGCAAAGACGTCGTGAAAACAATCAGAAATCTTAAGTTGCGACCTGTTAGAAAAGATGGAGTATTCTTGCTCTTGGATGAGATCGCTGGAGAGCAAACTTCTGGTGGGATCTATCTGCCTCCTGATACTCAGCAGGGGGAGGTTTATCGGTACGCGACGGTTATTAGTGTTGGGGATATGGTAGTAGATGTTGCACCGGGACATAGGGTGTTGGTGGGGAAGTATTATGGGCAAGAGATCAAACATGAAGATTCGTCGATCTGCAAGCTGGTTATGGTTTCTCAGGACCAGATTGCTGCAAAAATAGATTAGTTATGCGTGGGGTTGTGGGCCTAGATTTGTCATTGAGACGAACAGGGATGTGCTATATTCCTCCTGATTGGGATGGAAGCAGATTGGGACTGGTTACTACATCTATTCCGACAGAGCGTGAGAAGGCTGCGTATGGGAAGCCCCATATTTTGGCTCGAATTGAAAGTGAGCGACAGCTTATGATTGCAGACCAGGTTATTCGTTTTGTGAACAAGACGAAGGCCAGAGACGTTTGTGTGGAGAATTATGCGTTTTCTACGGTAAAAGACAAACAGGGCAGACCTGTTCAGTCGTCGTCAATTACGAAGCTGGGAGAATTGGGCGGATGTGTAAAAACACAAGTTCTGTTAGCGTGCAAAATACCTGTGGTGCCGATAGCTGGGAATACGGCACGCAAGTTTTTGACGGGTGGTTTAAAAAAAGGGGGGCAAAAGAAGCAAGTTGAAAGGTTTTTGAAGCAGCATGATATCTGGTTTGATAATGATGATGAAATGGACGGGTTTGTTGTGGGGTATTGTTGGTATGGCAAAATCAACAATATTTGCAGTCGATTCTTGCCGCAGGTTGAATTGAATTTTGGCAATAGTCCGGGGTAGGGAGAAATGCAGTGAGCAAGGGTACGAACGTTTGGCATGGTTCGGGCAATGTAGCGAGTGATGTGTTTTACGGAAAAACAAAGTCCGGTGATGATGCTTGCAATTTTAAGGTCGCTATTGAGCAGGCGCACAAGCCACTTCTATATGTCCGTATTAACGTATATGCAGGACATGTGGAAGTGTGCAGGAAGAGACAGTTGACCAAAGGAGACTATGTTGTTATCGACGGTGAATTGATGAATCGGCGCGGACAAAACGATACTTTAATCGAGGTGCGTTGCAAAGAGATTATTATCCGATAGCCAAGTAGGAGGCGAAGAGATGGGAACAAATGACAAAAATACCAATTTGAAAACGATAGAGGGCATTGTTCCTCATACTGGAAAAGAGCCCTATAGCGATCTGCGTAAGGCAGTTTTAGATCTCAGGGGGATGATTGATAAGTCCCGATGGGAATTAGCTGGGAATTTGTGGAAGATTCACGATGAAACAATCTATCGTCACTGGGGCTATATTAACTGGGACCAATACGTTGAGGTGGAGGTGGGCACCACGGTACGGACAACTCGATATTTGATTTCTATGTATGGTTGGTTTGTTCATGAGATTGGCAAGGAAATAGCAGATGACACGGAGCGAGAAAAGATGATCGAGGCAGTGCGCGAACTGGGATGGACAAAGGGACGGTGTTTGGTTGGGGTAGCCAATGTTGATAACGTCTATGATTGGATTGAAAAGGCGCAAAATATGTCTAGCGCAGACTTAGAGAATGAAACGAGAAAAGCATTAGCAGCCAAAGACGGGATCGATCCTGATTCGGTTGAGAAGATGAAGGTATTTAGTTGTGGCCGGGTCACAGAGGAGCAGCACGAGATTATTGAGCAGGCGTTGGAAATGGGCGAGGAAGCTCTGGGCAGCAAGAAAAAAGGTCATATTATCAGTATGATTTGCCAAGATTACGTGGCCACCAATATGGCTCAGAAGGGAGACCGGAACAGGGGGAAGTACCTGGATCGAATTGGTGCTCAATTTGGAGTAAAGCTTATTGCGGTAGATAAGGAGACAAACAAAGTCGTGCATGGAAAGGCTGTGCTCGATAAGATCCAAAAATAGGATGCGGAATAATCCGCAAGAAAGGACAGGGCAAAGATGACATTGATAGCTCTAAGCAAAATCGCAATTCCGAAAAACCTAAGAACCATTCCGGGCGTAGACGACTTGTTAGATACGCCGCTCGACAGGTTTCCCCAAGAGGATAGGGAAAGCATTCAGGAGCTTGCCGAGACTATTTCTGACCATGGGTTGCTTAACCCCATCACTGTGAAGGATATGGGTGGGGGAAAACAGTATCGTCTGATTGCTGGATATCGTCGATTCAAGGCGATGCAATTCTTGGGCAAGACGAGTATTGATGCAAAATCTATCAAGGGAAAAACAGAGGACGAGGCAGTTATTCAGCTTGTGGAGAATGTACATCGTAAAGATTTAAATCCTCTCGACATTGCTCGTAGCCTAGAAGAGCTTCGTCAAATCAAGGGAATTTCTAAACAGTCTAGTCTAGCCCTGTTGGCCAAGAAATCTCCAGGATGGGTGAGTCAGCACATGTCTTTGTTGAAGGCTGATCAAAAGGTTCAGAAGGCCGTCGCAGATGGAGAGATGGGGTTGGCTGCTGCTCGCCAGATCGCTGCATTACCCAAGACGGAACAGGCCGGAGCGGTAAAGGATGCCAAGAAAGAAGCAGTGGCAGCGGGAAAGAAGAAGGTTTCTACTAAGGGAGCCCGACGTCAAGCTCGTAGGCGCAAGAAGGGTGCGGCAGATAAGCAAGGGACGATCAAGCCGGTGAAGGAGCGTGAGAACGAGCAAAAGAAAGAATTGATTCTCGATTTCATCTCTCTTCATTGGGGAGATAGAACTCCGCCAGAGGGAGTGCAGACACAGTTGATGGATTTCTGGGATTTCCTGATGGAGCGCAACCGTCTCGTTATTAAACCGTAGAAAGCTATGCGAAGGCTTCTGTACGTCCCCCTGGTCGGCTCTACGTCGGTTGCCAGTAACGAGGGGTATAGGGAATTTTATGCTCTCACAGAGGCTCTGAGGGCTTCTGACGAGAAGGCGTTTTGGTATGTGGTAATACCTTCGTGGGTCACGGATGGGATTCGTGGCCATGATCGAATGCAGTATGTTTATCTGGAAGGCACTAGGGATGTCTCTGTGAATGACGTCGTTGGGTTTCCATCGTTTGAACTGGCTCAGTATTTTGCTCGACGGGGAGGGCGGTATATTGTCGATGGTGTGCTTACTAATTGTGTGCAGTTCTCGCTGTACTTGCAGCGGCTCTTGTCAGATCCGGCAGCAAAATTCTTGATGCCGGTTTTTGTGCGAGATCATGATGAAGATAGTGGCTCGATTGATGATTCCCCCTTTTCTTGGTTGATGTTGGCCATGAACTATATTGGTTGTTACACTGCAATTAGATCAAGGGCAGAGCGCAGGTTGATTTCCAGGTTTGTGAATCGCTATGCTAATCCATCTTTGGGGAAGCTGTTTGTTGAGCAGTCAATTTGGTGGCCACGGGGTTACGATATTGGGAAGTTTGATAGGTTGGTTGACGAAATGAAGCGACCGGTTCGCCCCATGATGTTTTGTGGTGGTGATTTCAGTAATGCGACGAGAAAAAAAAGAGAATTGGAGATAGGCAGATATTTGCTTGTGGCGGGGGCATCTGATGTTTCGGTGACGTCATGGTCGGCGCGTTATAAGATCGAGAATGCTTTGCCGAAGAAAGATTCTTCGTTTATTAAGTATATTAATGCTGGTGTTTCCAAGGATACATATTTGAGAGAAGTCGCTCGGTCTCAGTTTTTTGTCTCTACTATTGGTGAATACGATATCTTGGCCGGAGAAGAAGAGTTGAGTAGGTTGTTACTGGGACAGGTAGGCGTATTTCCATATATCGAGATGATACGAGAGAGGCTTGGAAAAAAGTATCCTTTTTATTACAATTCTGAAAATCAAGAAGAAGCCATGGCGATGGCTGCATGGGTCGTTGAAAATTATGGAGATGCAAAGGAACAAATAAAACCAATAATCGCTAGGCTGCGCAAAGAGCACAATCAGGACTGTACAGCTAAAAAAGCGTGGGAGCAGATCACAAAAAAAATAGATGAAACCTATGTTTTTCATCGGGTGCGTCCACGGGCTGAAGCCGACCATAAGAAACAGTCATTGTTTTTTGTTGTTTATAATTTGGCGAAAAAACTAGGAGACGAATTTTCCCTAGACGTCTTTTTGGATATTTTGGAGGAGCATGTTACCTGGTTAAAGCCTTGGAGCAAGAAGGGGACACTTAAAGAATTGGGCGAGGTATCGGCAGCATTGCCTACCCTGTATGATATTCGACAAATGCTAGACAATTTGGGGTGGGTAGATCAGTGTACAGGCGTCAATATCATGCTACGACGAGAGAGGGAGCCTTGGCCACAGACAAGTGAGATGCTGAAAGGAGAGTGTGATGTTCAAGAGACCTCCTAATTTGATCAAAGAAAGTGTTCCGCAACTTAGTGAAGAATTGAAAGAGTTGGGAGTTGAATTGTCAAAATCACTTCCAACATACGATGTGCCAGTCTCTCTGATTGAGCCTACAGCTTCGAATCCAAACGAAATGGATGATCCTACTTTCAATCGTCTCGTTGCTGAGATGGAAGCGACGGGCATGATCGATCCTATTCAGGTCGTGCCGTTTGAGGGTGGAAAGTTTCGCATCATTGGTGGCGAGCATAGGTGGCAGGGTGCCAAGGTACTTTCGTGGGAAAAAATACCCTGCAACATATTGACGGATGAAAGGTTTGTAGACGTCGATTTGCAAGAGCTTCTTATGGTCCGGCTCAATGTTATCAAGGGCAGGATCAATCCAGACAAGTTTACTAAGCTCTACGAAGATAAGGTGGAGAAATATGGGGCCGACCAACTACAGACATTGTTTGGTTATACATCGACAGATGCCTGGAAAAAGGTGACAAAAGGGGTTGAGCAGGCCCTGACCACTTCAGGGCTTGGCAGCAGTGGATTAGTGGGTGAGTTGAAAAAACGAACCAAGCAGATTCGCAGCATAGATGGGCTTGGAAGGGTGCTAAACCAGCTGTTTAAAAAATACGGATCGGATCTCAAACATAGTTTTATGATTTTTACATATGGCGGGAAGAGGCATTTGTATATCATGTTATCCGATGATGCCATGGGGGCTTTGGAAGAGATAATGGCGAAATGCCGCAAAGATGATCGGGACATCAATGACGTCTTGGTTGGTCTCTTTTCGAAGGAGCTTGGATCGGAAAATGTTAAGAAGGCAGATTGAGATTTTGTGTAAGACTGGCTATCCTGCAATAGTCAGAGTTCCAGAGTACCGTCGCAAACAGATGGCCAAGAAAAATATTATTGTCTCTGAATATGTCAGTGCTCAGGTTTTTTCTGTTCGTAGAAGTTTTCATGGTGGGCAATGCAACGTGCTAGTCCTTAATGAGGAGGGGATAAAGATTAAGGTGCTGGCAGGGAGTGTGATAAAATTGAGAGGTAGAGGGGATAATTTGCGAGAGTTGACAAAGAAAACGGTTGGTCATGTTCGTGATAAGAATAAATCTAATAAACATAAACAAATGGAGATAGAGCAGTGCGTCCTAAAGAGATTGGCGAAGTAGTTGCGTTTCGTATCGCAGGCAAAGTGGCGGAAAAAAGAGATGGAGTTATTACTGGAAGGTGGATTTCTTTTGAGGAAGGAGACGTCGGGAAGATTGTGGGGGTGCGATACATATCTGGAAATGGGCGAGATAGCGGGCAGAAGGTTTATGAAATAGTGTTACAGGGGGGGGTTATTCGCTTAAGATCCAACAATGTCTCTTTTATGCGAGACAGCGAGATTAGTATCCCATTTGATGCCTTAATGAAAGCAGATCCTGATGCTAGGGTAAGAGCAGAAGATTTAGATGTCGAGGGAGATCCAGAATATTGAGTGCTCAAATTATTCAGTTTCCTACTAGCAAGAGAATGCCTACACGGATAGCAGAGGAGCGTTTGGGTAATCTTATTATGTATAGATATCCAAGCCAGGAGCAAATAGGCGAAGATGTGTTTGAGTGGCTTGAGAGGAGGCTTTTGGATAGATGGGTAGTGAGAGGCTGGGAGCCAGTGAGAGAGGGCATTGTGAAGGCATTTAAGAGTGGCCATGTGCGTCACTTGATCAGTAGAGTTGTATTAAAAGATCCTCTTGTTGAGGGAAGGCCATATGTTGAGACATGCTGTAGCTTAGATCTGTACCCGGTCTTTAATTGGAACGTTAGGGGGACATTAGTAAAAAGAGAGCCTGTCACTGTTTTGAGCATGGATCAGTCGTCTTATTTCCGTCCTTGTAAACGATGCGCGATGCGGGAAGAGGAGAGGATTAGAGCCCTGATTCGGTAATGTCTGATGAAATTGAGCCTAGTGATATGTAAAGGATCGAGCGTAATAGAAGCGGCTGTATTATCTTGGAGCAAAGAATGTTGGCGAACGATATTACCAAAGCGTAAGCCGGACAAAAAGAAAGGGAATGAATTTTTCTGGTTTATTCCTGTGCAGCGTAGGCGGGTCTTTGGAATTCATGCAAATAAAATGTTAGAGAAATTTAATGAGAACAATTTGAGAAACCATGCTGAGGAAGAGCTGTTTGGTTTTTTTGCGCTGGTAGGATTAGGGAGTCGTTGGGTCATGGATGAGAGTGTTCGCTGGTTTTTGTTTTTGGGTGAGCGAGAACTAGTGCCAGGTGATACGTTATAGGAGGATGGGATGCCACTGCCAGATCATCTTAGAATTATGATGAGTTCGAGAAAAAGTGATTGGGAAACACCGCCAGAAATATTCAATATAGTGAACCAAATATTTGATTTTGATTTAGACGTCTGTGCTACCCAGGCAAACTCCAAAGTTCCAGATAATTTTATTTCGCCAGAACAAGATGCGTTCAAAGTGTCGTGGACGTTAAAGACCAGGGGGCGGTTGTCGACTAATAAACCAGCCACGTGCTGGATGAATCCCCCCTATGGGAAGCCAGAAATGCCATGCCTTGAGCCATGGGAAAAGTGCAAAAAGAAGAAATGCAAAGAACGAGGATTCCATATTAGCCAGCGTGTTCCTGGTATTGGGGACTGGGTTAAGAGAGCGTATGGGCAGAGTTTCTTGTGGAATTCGAAAGTGGTATGTTTATTACCGGCCCGAACAGACACGGATTGGTTTCAAACTGTTTGGACCTATGCTCAATTACTTTGTTTTATGCGGGGTCGATATAGGTTTGTGGGTGCCGAGTCAATGGCAACGTTTCCAAATGTGATAGCGGTTTTTTCATCGGCAGAATTAGACGAAGAAGTATTCGAAGGCATGACCGCTCTTGGAAATGTGATAGATTTTCGAGAAGGATCAGTTTTTCTTTACGCAGGAGGAAGATAATGTCAGACGTCAAAAATGTAATGTTGGAAATTGTAGAACCACGGATGGATCTTTTGACTCCCATTGCGGATATTGCAATGTACCCGAAACGTATCGAATTGGCGGGGAGAAACTGTTACAAAAGTGAGGGAAAAATTACCAAGGATTCGGCTGAGAGATTTGTTAAAATGATCATTAGGCGTGGTCATCATTCTGTTTTAGAACATTGTTCTATCACGGTGAAGTTTGTGGGGGATAGATCAATGAGCCATCAACTTGTGAGGCACAGGATCGCCGCATACTCGCAGGAGTCGCAGCGTTATTGTAACTATGGAAAGACTGATTCTCTCAAAGTGATTGTGCCTCAGAGCATTTATGATCCTAAATTTTTTCAGCCCAAATTTTCTATTGTTCTTGAAACGGATCAACGGACATCTTGTAGTAGGTTGATAATTCATAGGCCGGATGGAACAAAGGAAGCTTTGCCTGAGGGGTCAGCAGGATGGGTCTGGGCTTTTTCAACCATGACGTCTTATCGTGCCTATTTGGATCTTTTAGGGTTCAAGCTTAAGGCAGAGGATGCTCGAAGTGTTCTGCCCAATGCTACGAAGACCGAGGTGGTTACTACATATAATCTTCGACAATGGAGGCATTTTTTTGAGACGCGATGCGATAGGCATGCTCAGTGGCAAATTAGAGGATTAGCCCTATCCACATTAAGATTATTTCATGCCTATGCTCCGTGCCTGTTCAATGATTTGTATGAGAAATTTCATGGAGGAGATGATGAGTAAAAGAGATTGGAGCAAAATAGTCAACGAGCCAATGAGCACTATTGTGGGGCAGACAGGGGAATGGAGGAGGAGTAAAAAATTTGAGACGGGATGGGGCAATTTTGCTGAAAAATTGATGCTGATCGTGAGTGAGGCGGTAGAGGTGTTAGAGGCTCGTGGCAATATCGAAGCGTACAGTAAGATGATCCTGTTTTTTAAGGTAGGGGATATTCAAGAGACAGCTGAGGCGTTACAGAGCCACTTAAAAAACTACATTGAGGAGTGGGTAGATATCATGGTGCGAACGATAGAACTGATCGAGGCTTGTGGATTGTCAATAGATGAGTCTGCTCTATCTGCCGATATGCTCTTGTCAGGTATTAAGCCGTCTTTTCTGGTCGATGGAAGAGTCAGTTTGGATATGCTGCTACAGTCAATAGATGGGAGATTTCAGACTGTGGTAACAAATGCGAGTAGGGCCATGGAGGCATTCCGGGATGTCAAACTGGAAACAATAGATGACGACATTGTGCCTCTTAACGATACGCGATCCAAGGAGGCTGTTGAGGAAATCAATAGGAGATTAGGCCGCATCGTGATATCTTGTATTAGGGCGATTCGGGACATAGGAGAAAAGTGGCCGGAATGTTACGCTGAAAAAATGACCAAAAACGAACAAAGGGCCGAGAGGCACGGTCATGAGCGGTGAGAAATTTTGTTCTTTTTTTTGTTGATTTTTTCTAAATTTGTGTTATGTTAAGGATTAATTAACCCCTGCGAGAGCAGGAAGGAGGACAAAAATGGGAGTATTTGCAACAGTAGATCTCGACAATGTGGAGAGCGAGATCAAATTGTCCCAAGAGACTGTGCTGCGATTGCTGGACAACGAGGATCGAGCGCTCTCTCGGCTGGGGGAGGTCGAGACTATCGATGATCAGGCAGAGCGCCTGGACGAAATGGCGAAGCTCATCCTGGAGTGTGAGTCGATAGAGCTTTTGGCAAAAGAGCTGGGGGACATAGTAGGCAGGGCTAAAAAGCGCATGGTTCAGGTAAAGGACAAGGTGAAGGTGCAGGCGCTAACAGAGGTGGAGGGGCTCGGGGGTGAGTTTGAGGCCAAGGATTTCAAATTCAAGGTTCGGACAAATCCTGTCAGGGTAGTGGTGGACGATCTGAGTGTGGTGCCCAAAAAATATCGAAACGAGCCGAAGCCACTTCCGCCGTGGGAAGAGTGGGATGTGGACAAAAACATTGTCAAGGCAGCGTTGACACGGGAAAAGGTGCAGTCCATAGCGGGGGTGCATCTGGAACAGACAAACAGGATAGAAGTCAAGCCTCGCTAGGCTTTTTATTCGTCTTTGAGTGCCGGGAGCGAAAGTGCTTTTCTCTCTCGGCATTTTTTTATAAAAATGTTATGGATTTGTTTATGGGGAGATAGACGACGAGAACAAAAGGTGGGTCTTGGATGGGTAGGCGCAAGGGTGCAAAAAGTCTCAATGCTCGGCAATTAGAGTTTATGAAGGTATTGCATCGCACCGTTGCGGATGCAAATAGTCCTGCCTCTGTTAGTCAGATCAGAATCCATTTTAAAAAATCCGACAGTCGGGTTCGGTCGCATATTAAAGTTTTGATGCGGGCGGGATGGATACATTGTGTTGGCAAGGCAAAAGAGAAGAGATACGTTCCCTCAATGCTTTGGCTAGAGGAGATAGATGTCCACGAAGAGTATGATGAGGACGATCTTCCTTGTGTTGGGGGTTATTGTCAGACTCCTGGTTGCAATCAGATGGCACAAGATTTTTGGCGGAACGGATATTATTGCCGGACCTGTATTGTGGGGCATGACCTGGCCAGTGATATGCGAGATATTCGGGAACAGCACGAGGCGAGAATTTCTCCGGTGAGCAGTGCTGGGCAACTTCTGGATTATGTAACTCCGACTTTTGCTGAAGATTTAATAGAAGACGTCGAGCAGATCCGTTTGCCCAAGAGTAGACGCAAGCGAACGCAGAAAAAACAACCCATAAAGGGTAAAAAAAACGCCATATGAGCATGTGAACTTGCGTTCATTTCTGAGTAATTAATTCTTGCTTTATTTGCAGAATGTGATAGGGTCATTGCACACCTAGCGAGAGCTGGAAAGGGCATTGGTCATGTGGACGATACGACAAGTTTTTGAGCCGGGTGGGTTTTTTTCCAAACAACTTCCTGGCTATGAGCTGAGACAGCCGCAGATTGATCTGTCGTTGGCTATTGAGGGAGGCATATCCGAGGGTTATCATGTAGCAGCCGAGGGTCCATGTGGGAGTGGCAAAAGTTTGGCGTACCTTACGCCTGCGATTCGTCAAGTGCTAACGAGAAAGGCGGGGCCGCACAATGACGACAGGCCGGAGAGCAATCGGATAATTGTTGCCACGGCCAATATTGCGCTGCAGGAGCAGTTGGCTGAGAAGGATCTTCCTTTTTTACAAGAAGCGTTGCCGGACCCCTTTACGTTTGCGATGGTTAAGGGTCGTAATAATTATTTGTGCCAATACTCCCTGGATGAGTTTCGGAAAGATAAGGCTCAGGGTCTTTTGGAATTTGGCAAGAACGTGATGGATGTACCTGTTGAGAAAGTTTACCCGGTAATGTCCGAGGTGGAGCGGGCCATTTGTAAGTGGTCGAAAGAAACGAAGACTGGAGATAAAAGCGAGTTGACGTTTCAGCCCCCTTCTTATGTCTGGTCACAGTTCTCAGTGACAGCAGAAGAATGCACGGGAAGCACATGTGAGTTTTCTGATAAATGTTTTGCGAACAAAGCTCGCGGAGCGTTGCAACTCATGGATGTTATTGTGACCAATTATCACTTGCTTTTTGCTGCGATCAGGGTGCGCGAAGAGACTGGCATGGACATCGTTTTTCCCCCTTTTGACTATCTGATTTGTGACGAGGGTCATCGGGTTGCTGATATAGCTAGAGATTTTTTTGGTTGGACCATTTCTAGGTATACGATTACACGCTTATCGAACAAGCTGAGAAAAGGTGTTCAGTGGGGTTTTGCGACGGGGCAGTTGGGTGATTCTGAAAAATATCGAGAACTGGCCAGTACCATTGAGAGTCAGATGGATGCTTATTGGCGGGAGATGGATGCTTTCTATGGTGACAGTAAGGGTGCATTTCGAATCAGAGATCGAGACACTATTGGTGGAGCGGCGTTGGCTCAGACCCTTACGGATAGTAGCCGGGCCTTTGCTAATCTAAGAAAGCTACCCATTTCTGCCGATCACAAATCGGATCTGGAGAAGCAGGGGTTGCTCTGTATTAAGGTTGCAGAACAGATTCGTGAATGTCGAGACTTGGCAGACGACAATGGTGTGTACTATTTAGAGAAGTTTGGCCGGAGTCAAAAGTTGCGGCTGGTTAAGCGAAAACTGAAAGTTGCCGATCTATTGTGGGACGAAATGTTTATGAAGACACGTTCAACAATTGTCACGTCGGCTACTATGGCGATTGAGGGCGACTGTTCCTATGTGCGCGACGAGGTGGGCATGAAGAAGGGGCGGGAGATTGTGGTTGAGTCTCCGTTTGATTGGCGATCACAAGCGCGTATTCTCTTGAGTAAAAATGCTCCCGATCCGAAGTGCTCCGACTATGCGGAGCGTGTCTCTAAAAACATGGTTGCGATTATAGAGCAGGCAAAGGGGCGCACCTTGGGTTTGTTCACATCGTATAGGATGTTGAATTATGCGGCAGAATATTTACGGAAAGAGCTGCCGCAATTTACATTCCTGGTCCAAGGTGAGGCACCCCGAACCGCCCTGGTCGAAGAATTTCGATCTAATATTGATTCTGTCTTGCTCGGTACGGAATCATTTTGGCAAGGAGTAGATGTATCGGGAGAAGCATTGAGCTGCTTAGTGATTGACAAGATCCCTTTTCCAGCGCCGGGAGATCCTGTCTTGGATGCTTTGGGCGAGGCCGCAGGCAATGGGCAGGGATTTTGGAAAGTGTCGGTTCCGAGGGCGGTCTTGCAGTTTAGACAGGGTGTGGGGAGGTTGATACGGAGACGTGACGATAGGGGAGTTGTGGTGATCCTAGATAATAGGTTGGTTACCAAAGGGTATGGTTCGATTTTTGTTTCTAGCCTGCCCCGAATGACACGTCTCGGTGGCCTGAAGAGGAATGAGATTGCTCAATTCTTGGCCGAGAAGGATAAAAGCGAAGTGAACGTGAGTTCACCATGAAAAAGGAAGTAGAGCTGGCCCGGTTTGTTGTGTCAAATCTACAAGAGGCTCGATGGGAAGTATTTCAGGAGGTGAGTTGTGGAGAGGGACGGGCCGATATTGTGGCTAGGCTGGGGCCGTTAGTGAGGGTTGTTGAGACAAAACTGTCTCTGTCGTCAGCCCTGGTGGAACAGGCATATTGGTGGAGGCCATATGCGAACTATATCCATGTGGCAGTTCCGGTACAAAGGAGATCTCGCCAGACAAAGGGGCGGCATGTCATGAAGGTGTTGCTTGATCATCTCGGAATAGGACTCTTAGAGGTGAACGATTATGGAGGGGTCGTTGAGACGGTAAAGGCTCAGTTGCGACGAAAAATCTTTCCGCGACTAGGTGATGCGTTGTGTGACGAGTTCAAGATATGGGGTGAGGCGGGAAATGCGAACAATGAATATTATACGCCGTGGCGAGACACATGTAAGCGGTGGGCTCGGTACGTGAAGATGCACCCTGGATGTTCCCTAAAGAAAATCATGGATGAGTGTGGCCATCATTATCGTGCAGACTCTACGGCAAGATCATCGATGTCCCTCCATATACGGGAGGGCAGAGTTGGGGGTGTTAGGATCGAACGTGAGGGGCGCTTGATTCGACTATATCCTGATGAGACAGATGGGACAGATGAGAAAGGGGATGTATAGATGGAGAATAAAAATCAATGGTTTAGGGGTATTTGCAAGGCATGCCTATCTGACGTCATCTTAACACCCTCGCCTATTAAGGATTATCGCTGGAGGTGCTCTAATGCGACGTGTCGCTACCATCGAGATCCCTCTAGGGGAAACTACTATAGGCAGGATACAGCCGATGACGAGCATCCTGGATGGGTCTGGATGGAACATGAGCATCGGAGCCCCGAGATACATGGAGTCTCCTTCGAGTGCGAGAACTGCCTACATCTCAACTTTGTCTTTGGTGCAGATACCGTAGAAGAAGACATAGAGACGTGGCAGAAGCTATCGGGGGCGATTCGGGAGAAGTGGATGGATCATTCCAAAGAGATGAGGCCCCTCATTATGGAGGCACCGGGAAAAACGCAGGAAGAGAAAATTGCCCATATCGTTTGTCTCCTGGAACAACTCTCTCATATTCAACCAGAGATCCAAATGGCCATAGATTTACTGAGGGGGAAGAAGTGAGGGATAGGAAGATGAACACCCTGTGTGGCAGTCTCAGAAAAACCGCTCAAATGCTGATGTAGGTGGCCAACTATGACCGCAAAATATCCTGGTATTTTCATTACAGAACCATCCAACCTTACACCCCCAAAAGCTTCGCGATGCGAATTGCCATTTGACCCGTTGCGCGAAGCTTTGCAAATTTATGAGGTGCTTTATGGAGCATCTTGCGATATTTGTTTTGAAATTTTGAACGGTGCCGCTGGAATGACGATCTTTCACGCAGCACCGAACAGGGCCAGGGTGCTTATCAATCCAAATCTGCCTCTCATTTTTGTTGTTAGTGTGTTGATGCACGAATTGGCACACGTAGTTGTTGGGCCACACATCCCTTATGAAGAGGGTCACGGGGAGAAATGGCAGGATATCAACAAAAGGCTTTGTGAGGAGTACAATGCGCGGTTTCCTTTTACGATGATCAAAGCAGTTCCAACCGGAGACAACATAACAGATGAAATGGTTGAATTTGTACGTGAAGGTCGATTGTGGTGAATAGGCAACGATGACGGAACGGCCCCACTGGAGAGAATGCATGAGATTACAAATAGACAAACTACCCAAGGTCTTCGCGTGGTACGTGAACTTCAACTACGGCTACGTGAGCTACGACGACAAGGACGCCGCCAACTATGTCCGTTGCGTGCGGGGTTAAAGTGCGTGCGGGGTTAAAGGAGAAAACAAAATGATTCCGAAAGAAACGATTGAAGAGTGGAAGCTAGTGAAGAAAGCGGCGACTCCGGGGCCTTACGTTGAATTTTTTAGTCACGGTAAAGTAAGTGCTCTCATGCCTGCTGGCAGACCGGGTGAAATATGCTCTTTCGGTAAAGACGCTGTTGCCCCTAATAGAGACGCCAGGTTTTATCGTACCGCCTGTGACGCCGTACCGGCGTTGATTGAGGAGGTGGAACAGCTCCGCGCCCGCGTGGAGGAGCTGGAAGAACATGCAGCAGAACTCGATGAGTCGGTAGAGTACCATCGCGGACTCAAAGACAAATTAAAACAACAAAATGGGAAGCTCCGTGCCAAGTTAGACCGAATAAGAAAGATTGCCGACGGAAATAATTTTGGCAGCGTGGAGGGACTGGTGAAAGTCAAAGAGATTATCGACGAACCCGAGCTGCCGGAGGAGGAATAAAAATGGACATCTGTAAATGTGGCTCCGCAGCACTGAATGATCATCCGGAGAGCGGGCTTTGTGATAAATGCTATTGGAGGGAGCAGGCAAAAAAACTCCGCGCCCGCGTGGAGGAGCTGGAAGGCAAGAGCGGTCACTGGACCAAAGAACCGCCGACAAAAGAAGGTTGGTATTTTGTGCACGATGGAAGACCTAAAAGGCCCTTGTTTGCATGTGTTGATCGCCGAATCGGAGATAATGAGCTAATATTTAATTGCTTAGGCTGGGCTCATGATTGCAAATTGGACGGACAAACTATCATCAAATGGTGGTGGTCAGAACCCTTAGAACTACCCGGACCGCCGGAGGAGCAAAGCCATGCGGAAATATGACGGGATTTGTGATAAGTGCGGTCAACTTTCTGGGCCGCATGTGATTGATGGCCAATGGATGTGCCCAGATTGCACACAGGCGCTAGTCGACCAGCTTCGCGCCCGCGTGGAGAAGTTGAGGCGATACTTGGACGGGCGGGAGAAAGCAATTCTTGCCCGTATTGCCGCAGAGGAATTAGCTGGCAATACCGTTCAGGAGGATATGGAGAGAACAGCTCTTGCAGAAATACGAGAAATACAAACCTTGTTGCTATCCGAGTCGCTTCAAAGTGAAGGAGGTTAACAGATGAATCCAGAAATAAATAAATTCGAAATGTTAGATCCAATCGTAGAAGAGGACAACAAAAGACTTGAAAAAGAATTTGGAAGATTATTAAGGCCGAATGGTGAGCCAGTACCGAAGCACTGGTCTATTTTTCGAGTAGATGAAAATTATGTGATAAACAATTATACATTCCGATGTAAATACATCGGCGAGACATCAATATTGTTTGAGCCGATTGGAATTGTGGAGATTGGTAAAGAATAAGAGGAAACGAAATGAACACGCCGCAATTATTTGTTTGGGTGGGGTCGCCGGATGATAAATTGGATGTTATGCGCTATGTTAATGCAACAAACAAAGACATTCTGAATCAACCAGTTGTGCAAAACAAAATTGCTGAGTTAAAAGCCGAACGCGACGCCCTTCGCGCCCGCGTGGAGGAACTGGAGGAAAGATGAAAATTGATACACCTATATATATTATAAGTGGAGCTTTATGTATCGCGGCCATTATCTGGACGGGAATTAACTCTTTTCAATATGGGCGATTCCGGTACAAAGCAGATAAACTAATTGAGGCTATCGAGAAAGAGAGCGCGGAGATGCTGTCTCCCGAAGACATTGAGAAGATCATTAATGCAAAGATGAAACCTGCCGCGCTTCCAAACTCTTTCAATTGCTGTAATGCTTTCATTGAAATGTTTCATCAGAAGATACTTTGTGAAAAGGATCATAAGCAGGCATGTGAAAAATTGGAAGATGAGGATACCTACTGCCCCTCATGCAGTAGCCCAAATTATAAAGCATCTTTTTAGGAGCAACTGAAATGATATCGAAACAAAAGATTGAAGAGTTAATTGAGGCGATAGAAGATGGCCGAATATCTGTCAAGTCCGTCAATTATGAGCTTCCGCAAGATGATGATATTACAGTGGAGGAAGCATTTACATATAGAGTGTCGCGTATTGAGGAGATAGAACTACCCGAGCCTCCGAAGGAGGAATAAAAATGGACATCTG